CGTTCTGCTGGTGCCAGGGTCGGCCTGCAGCGTTGAGTCTCCAGTGCCGATCGACCTGGCAGCGCCTGGCCAAGAGACCAGGTCCAAAAGGCTCGTAACACGAGCGCCCGAGAGCTGGCCTGCTGTTGCCCCAGCCACCGTGGTGATGTTGGCGCCAGATAGAAGCCTAAAACCGTCCACGCAGGACAGCGTCACCTTTGAGACCTCATCAACGCCGCGAGCGAAGCTGGTGTCGTAGCTGGTGATAAAGCCACTAAAAAGATAGTAGCGCACGCTGTTGTAGTCTGCGTATATGCGCACCTTGCGAAGCGGTATCAGTTTGCCGTAATAAGGCCCCGCCGTGTTGCTCGGGTTGAAATCGCCGTTGTCGTCCCTGATCTCGATGGTGGCAGTGCCAGCTTCGAACTTGTTCAAAATGCGGTTGCGGCCTCGGCGTACCGAAGCGCGAAGCACCTCGTTAGTTACGACGATCTCGTCGTCTGCATCTGCCAGCTGGCCAGTGCCGAGCAAGCCCTTGATGGCGTTGTCCAGCGTGAAAGCAGTAACGACGAAGGCTGGGCCGTTCGTGAAGTCGATGGTGACGCCGAGCTGTGGTGTGCCAGGCATCAAAGTGCGACCGCGCTCTTAGTGATCGACAGGCCGCTGTTCTGGCCCTGCAGAATCGCGTTTCTGATCTGCGCGACTAGGTCGCCTTCTGAGATCACCGAGCCCTGGACGTTGATGGTGATGGAGCCGCCGCCGAAGCCGCCGCCTGATAGGGGCACCACTGCCTCTGGTCCAGACTCACCGATCATCGCGATGGTTGGTCTGTTGACGATGCCGCCGTCTGCCATCGCTGGCATGCGGTTGAGAAGTTTGTTGACTAAGGCTGGTGAGGTAAAGCTGCCGATTGATGGCGCGGTTGATGTTGTCTTTGGAGCGACTGGCCCGATGAAGCCTGGGTCTCCTGGCTGTTTTGCTTGAGGCGGCAGTATGACTTCTGGCTTGAAGCCTGGCGGCAAATAACTCTTTGTCACTGCCGCTGGAGCCTCTGGCGCCGCGATCTTTGCCCCCGAAGCTGCGACGTAAGCGTTGAGCGCTGTGAGCGCGTCTTTCCAAGAGTCACGAGCCTGGTTTCCAGGTGTTGGCCAAAGAGCAGAGGGCGTGACGCCAGCAGTGATCTGCTTGCCGTATTCCACTACTTGCGCATTGGTGAGGCCCCACTGGCCCTTGAGCTTCTCGATCTCTTTAGCGTCGAGCTTGCCGTCGTTTAGTGCGTTGAAGAAGTCTAAATAGATCGCGGCCTGTTGCTTGGTGACGCCCCACTGCCCAGCGAGTCTATCAACCTCGTCGGTTGAGATCTTGCCGTCATTGACCGCATAGACCGCCGCGATATAGACCGTCACGGCCTCTTTCGAGACGCCCCACTTGCCAGCCAAGACGACGACCTCTTCTGCAGAGATCTTGCTGTCTTGAACGACGACCAAGAGATCTGCGTAGCGCTGGAGCGTTTCGTTGGCTTTGAGCTGAGCCTCTTGCGAGGCAAGAATCTGCGCTAGACGAGCCTGCTCTGCAACTGCGCCCTGTTTGACCAGGTTGAGTCGAGCCGCTTCAAGTTGAATCGGGTCTTTCTCTGTGGTCGGCGCGATGCCGAGCTTTCTGAGCGCGGCTAGCGTCTTTTCGGTCTGGACGAGCTTGAGCTGCTCTGCAGTCAGCTTGCCAGTGTTGGTGGCGCCAGTCTTTAGGTTGACGTTGAGGTTCTTGATCTTAGATAAGAAGTCAGCGGTTGTCTTGTCCAGGCCATCGAATGAGAACTCTAGGCCATCAACCTTCGAGCCAGCCTTGTCCATCTCGTCGTTCATCTTTTTGAGCGCGAGCATCGACAGGCCGACCGTGCCGACGAACGCTGCGACTCCAGCGGCAGCGGCAGCGACTGAGATGCCGCCAGTGGCTGCAGCTTCTGCAGCGGCAGCGCCAAGAGCGGCAGCACGCAAGACCTGAAACGCTTTGACTATGCCTTGAATCGCAGTCACAAGCGCAACAGCTTTGCCAGCCGCAAAGATCGCGGCTAGAATGACGGCGACACCAGCAAAGACATCTTTGTTCCTGGCCACGAAGTCGAAGATCTTATAAAGGATTATCGCAAAGCCGAAGACCGCCTTGATCGCCATTTGAAAAGCAGCCACCAGCTTGTCGCCGTTTGCGGTCAGCCAGGTCTGAATGGCTGGAATGACCTTTTGGGTCAGTAGCTGAAAGAAAGACTCGATCGTCGGTAGCAGCGCGTTGCCGAGGGTCTCTTTGGCCTCACTGAATGCGATGCCGACTCGCTTCATTCTGAACTCGAAAGTCTCGGCTCTAGTGGCGGCTGCGCCACCGAAAGTCTTAGCGGCTGCGGCTAGCGCCGCTTGCACGTCCTTGGTCTTGATCGTGGTGGCGTCGAGTTGCACGCCCAGACCACGAAGGGCTTTGAAGTTGCCTTGTGTCGCTTTGATGACTGCGTTGGTAGCGGTCTGCATATCAACGGTCGCACCAGCTGACACGTCCATCGCGATACCGAGCAGTCCCTGGGCCTGGGTGATGCTGCCCGTGATGCTAGCGAGTTTCGCAAAGGCTGGGCGAAGCTCGTCGTCTGTAATGCCGAGAGCGCGCTGTGCCTTGTCGATGTAATCTTCTACCGAAGCGATGACTTCTTTGTTTGCGCCTGTCGTGTTGCGCAGGGTGTTAGCCAGCAGCGCTTGCGACTTCTCGTCTGCGATCGCCGCTTTTACCGAGTCCACGCCCATCTTGACTGCGAAGGCAGCGCTAGCGGCGGCAGCGATGCCGAATGCTTTGGCCGATCTCTTGGCCATACGGTCGAAGCCCTTTGACAGGGTGACTAGGTCTTTCTTGGCGGCTTTGGTGCCTGCGCCGTTGTACTGCGAGAGGATTCGTGCGACTATCGCGCCAGTGGCCATCGTCTATCCCTTTCGCTTGTTGAGGTTCGCTTGTAGCTCGCGCTTCGCGTCTTCAAGCGCAGCAGCGATTCGAACTCGAATCTCGGGCCCGATCTTATCGACTGCGCGCCAGATAGCGCGAGAGGCTAAGACGCCGCCGTTGAGGTTGTGGGTGAACTGGTTCACGCTTCCAGATCTGCGACCTGCGACTTCAAAGATCGCGCCAGAGGCGTCCTCTTGAATGAGAGCGCCTGCGCTGACAGTGTAGTCGTCTCGAACTTTGCCAGTCCTGCGTGTTTTCTTGATGCCGTCTCTGGCTTTCTGGCTGTCCCAGGCTGGCCAGCCAGCGCCGCCTCGAGTCGTCTTGCGAGGATTCTTGGCAGGCACAGTGCGCCAGCCGCGCATTGGTGGGTCTTTGGGTATAAAGCCTTTGGCCAGGCTCTCTGCCCTAAGAAGCTCCGAGTTGATAACGCGGCCGAAACTGCGCACCGCGTCCTTGTCGAACTCTTTGAGAGCTTCTAGCGTTTCTTTCATACCTGTCAAGATGATAGGCTGCTCAGCCACGCTGCTTGCTCCTTTGCTTCATATAGATGCCGATGGCTTCAAGAATGCCGTCAGGCGCATCTAGCAGATCGACTGGTGAAATCCCTGTTTCCACAGAGATAGCCGCGACTGTGTAGGTCAGGCTATCTCTGTGGACCCGAAAGAAGCGTCGCTTACTAGCTCCACCGCCTCGAGGGTATCCAAGAACTCTGGACCAAAGAGCTTCACTACGAGTCCGTTGTTGCGCATCGACTCCCAGGCCAGCCAGTAGATGTGCTCTAGCTTCTGGTCCTCGCTGAACAGCTTCGCCAGCCCCTTGCCGAACTTCTGTTCGAAGGCGACGATGGTGCGAGGTCGGAGCTGAAAGAGATGCTCTGCCCCGTCTGTGGTCTTGATCTTGATGCCGAGTCCGTCCATATTTTCCCCCTTTGGGATTAGTTGATTACGGTGTTACTGACTTGGTGATAGCGCCTGAGATGGGCCAAGTGATCGAGGCCGTGGCTAACTCGCCGACGGAGCCGTTGAGCGGCGTCCACTCGGTGACAAGCACTGAGCCTGTGTACTTTGGGTTCGTAGCTCCGACGGTCGTGTTGACTGGACGGACCTCGAAGGCGACTGCTGTGCCCAGAAGCGGATAGATGATCGACTCGATGCTCGAAGTCGCATAGTCCTGGTGAAGTTCCAGCGTCAGCGAGTTGTCGGCCAGGCCTGCAACCCTCTTCTTGGCTGTGTCTCCAAAGGCTGTGGTCTCGACGATATCGAAGCTCGATGATAGAGTGATGGAAGCGACGTGGTCTGAGATGTCGCTTGAAGCGCCAAGGACGACGTACGCGTTGGTAAGGACGAGGCGTGCCATTACGCAACCGCCTTAGTGATCGCTCCAGTGATCGGCCAAGTGACCGAGACCGTTGCGAGTTCTCCGACGGAGCCGTTGATCGGTGTCCACTCGGAGCAAAGCGCGGTGAAGGTATATGAGGGGTTTGTTGCACTGACAGCGCTTGAAGTCGGCAAGACCACGATGGTCGTGGTCGCACCGAGCAAAGAAGAGCCGATCGTGTTGAGAGTCGCTTCGACGTTTGACGATGCGAAATCCTGGTGGAACTCGAGTGTGACTGAGTGGTCCTGCAAGCCAGCGACGCGAGTCTTGGCTGCTGTAGAGCCGAACGCTGTCGTCTCGACTACGTCATAGCTCTGGTTGATGGTCACTGACGCGATATGGTCGCTCAGGTTGACCGAGTTGATAGTGACCTTGGCGTCGTTTAGAACTATACGGGCCATTAGATTTCTCCTTCTTTAGTTGCTGGTTTGAACGGCGCTGGTGCAGTGCTGTCTTTGATGTGACCTGCCGCTACGAGGGCGTCGATGTCGGCGCCTGCAGCTTCCAGGTCTTTTGCGGTGAGGTTGTCACCTTTGATCTTGCCACAGACCTCTAGGTCCGAGGTAACGGTGTAGCTCATTTTGTCTCCTTTTATCCGTAGATGGTCAAGCGGTAGCGATACGCAAGGAACAAAGTCCCTGCAGACTCATATTCGCCAGGCGATGCCGATATGACTCGCAAGGTCTGAACTGCGCCCCCAAGAGTGCGGTCGCCTTCGATGGCTGTCTTGATCGAGCCTGAGCCCGTGCCAGCCAGGAATGCGTCGAGCTTGTTCTGCCCAGCGCGCTCCGACATTCGCTGCACGATGACCAAGATGTCCAGGTTCGCCTGGTCTAGGCCGCGAGCGTTGTCGATGTCGAAGGTCAGATCGAGGTTGCCGATCACCGCGCAAGGCGGTGTCACAGCGTCTGGAAGAGTGTCATAGCAGCGAAGTCCTGCGATGGTTTGAAGTCTTGTGACGAGTCCGTCACGCACTGCACTTGGCAGCACTAGATCGCCACGCCATCGAGCTTGCGGAATGGGCGAAGCAGCGTTTCGACGTCAGCGTCGAGTCTGGCAGAAAGGCGAACCGTGCCGAGATCTGGAGAGCCTGCGATGCCAAAGGGTGACTGCCGACGGCTAAAAATACGAGAAGCTTGCATCTGAGTGGCGGCTTGCACCTCGTAAGGCACGGCAGACCAGCCCCAGACGCCTTTGACTCGGACGGACTGTGGTAAGTTGCTCGGAAAGATGTAGGCGCCGATCGCAAGAAGCCTGCTGAATGGCCAGCCCCTGCGTGGGTTATTGATCGGCTCTTTGAAGAAGTCGCTGGCCGCAAAGACCGTGCCGTAGGTCTGGCCCAGGTCCTCGTCGATCGCAACCTCGGTGACTGTGACGATGTCGTCAATGGCCAGCAAGAAGGGGTCGATCGGTGTGAAATAGCGAGAGACTGGCACCTGCGAGGTGCCGTCTTGATAGAAGAAGCGGCCTGTGTAGTCGTCGATCATTCGACTGGCTGCGTGAATCGCGGCTTCGAGTGGAACGTCGTCGATCGAGTCAGTGATGGCAAGCGCTGCCTTGACTTCGGCTAGCGTGCAGTAGGCGTTTGTCAGTGCCACGTCGTGTCCTCTTCTCTAGCTGGTGCGGTTGTGCCTGTCGAGGTGATGCCTCTCGTCAAGCCAGTAAGCCTTTTGGTGCGGCAAAACAGCCGCCGTGTTTGCGTAGATCGGAAAGCCCAGCTGCTTTATCCTGCGGCAGAACAGCAGATCTTCGCTCACCCATTCGCCGTTGATCGGCCCGTCCCAGAACCAACACCAGTCGGTGCCTTGATTCGGGTCTGCAGCTTCGCGCATCTTTTCGAGCACGCTGCGGTGGATTAGCATACAGCCAGTCCCACAGGCTTCGATCTCGAAGATCGCGTTGCGCTTGTAGTCGCTGATCGACGTAAGCCGCCCATTTGCAGTGGCTTCAAAGATCAGCGGCACGGGCATCGGGTAGATGCTTTCGTTGACGTCCCAGGCTCCGAAGTACAGGCCTGCTACGACTGGTCGCTCTTTGTCGTGTGCCGTGTTGATAAGAATATCGAAGGCCTCAGCCGAAAGCTGCTCGTCGGTGTCTATCAACAGAAGCCAGTCTGAGGTGGTTTCGTCCAAAAAGGCCTTCACGACTCGGTTGCGCAGCTTGCTAAGCAAGCCAGAACCCCGAGCGCGAACGTAAGGACCGAGCCTGGAGCTGCGCGACTGCGTCAGTTGAACCATACGAAGCGCGAAGTCGCCGTTGACCATTCCAGGGTCACAGATACCGATCGACACTTTGTGGCTTGTTTTCATATTGCCCCCTTAGTGGGGCCAGCAGCTGAGTCGGGGGAAACCCAGCTGCTGGCCTTTGAACTAGATCATTCGATTAGAATGAAGGTGCTACTAAGCCAGTGCCTGAGATGGCAGAGACCGCTGTAGGGTAACGTCCTGCTGAGAATGCTGCGTAGCCGTAAACAACGGACTTCACAGTCAAGTTACCTGCGCCAGTCGCGTCGAAGTTCAACGCGAACGGTGAGCCTGGTTGCTCCCAGAGGTGCATTTCTGGTGCTGCCACGCAGAAGATCTTGTCCTGGTTTGTGCCAGCGCCGCCGTCTGTTGCGATGCTTGCGTCTGTCACGATAGGAAGACCCATCAATGAATAGCCAGAGTTGCCGTACGCTGATGCGCCAGCTCCTGCAGCGAATGCGTTCATTGGTCCCTGTGCTGTTGGCACAACGAGTGGGCGGTTGCTTGAGTCAAGCGCTGCCAGCAAGTATGCTAAGCGACGTGGGTGCATTACCCAGTGAGTCGGGTTGATGAAGGCGTTGGTCTGAACCTGTTGTACAGCGTCAGCTAGCTTTGGGTAAAGAAGCGCTACTGTTGGAGATGCAGATGTGTAAGTGATGGCGTTGATGCCAGTAGTCGAGGCGATGCCCAAGATGGTGCCTGATGTGCCAGCGCCGTTGATGCATTGGTTGTCGAGGTTTGTGTGCCACGCACGAATGAGGTCGGCCACGACGAATGCGTCGATGCCTGTGCCACGTTCGATCGCCTGGCGGCTGATGTCTTGCTGTCCTGCGATGGTGCGCACGTTGATAGTGAGCAGTGTATCGTCAGCGTCTGTCTCTTGAACAGCTGCGTTTTCAGTCGCCTGAATCGCAGTCGCTGTACCAGTGGTCATTCGGGATATGTTGATCGTCATTCCGCTGGCTGGGAGTGTGTGCTTGTTTGTTGCGGCGTCCAAGAACGGACGTCCTGCGCGAGCTAGCGGTGCAGCTAGGTCTGTGAGATATTGAGGTACTACGAGACCCTCGAATGCTCCAGTGCCGACATCGCGGCGTTCGATCGCTTCTTCACGCATATGGCGTGCAAGACGCTCATTGGCTGCAAAGTCGTTCTTGAACTGAGAGTTGAAGGCGTCCTTCACGAATGAAGACTCGGCCTGTGGTGAGTAAGTGCGCGCTTCGCGTGTGACGATAGCGGCGCCGACCTTTGGCATCGCAACGTCTGCAACAGCAGCGCGTGCTTCTGCAAGCTTAGCGTCAGAAGCTGCTTGCTCCTGTAGCTTTGTGATCTTTGAATCTAGTGAGCGTGCTTCCTCGGCAAGGGTTTCGACCTTTGCGGATTCGTCATCTGTGAGGTCAGTACGGTCTTCGGTTGCGACTGCTTCAAGAATCGCGTCCATCTCGGCCTTTACTTCTTCACGGCGCTCGATAACTTTGTCAGTGTATGACATCGATATAGCTCCTTTTGAGTAGTTGGTTTGTGAGGTGGTGGCGTCTGACTCGCGGCGCATTTTGGGTGCGAGACGTCGCTCCGACTTCGTCTGCCTGTGAGGGCAGAATCTTAGTTTGTTTGGTTGACGATGGCTTGAGCCAGGCGCAACGAGATCGAGCGTCCAGCCATTACTGGGGCCTCGGGGTCCATCGGCATATCCATCGGCATCTGATCGGCTGGAACTACGCCGTTCAATGAGAGCAGCTCTTCCACCATCGTTTGAGCTTCGGCTACATAGTCGTGCGATTCGCTGATCTTGTCAAGCACCGCCTGAACCACAAGAAGCGACTCGCCATCAAGAGCGCGCAGGTCGCGAGCTTCAACCATCGTCGTCGGATATGCTGGGTAGGTGACGACGCTGACGTCTCCGTCAGCCAGTGACACCTCGGTCAGTGTGCGATTCTTTCGGTCCTCGCTCCACTTCTGGCGTATCACCCGAAAGGCGAAGGACATCTGATCGACGTCGCCGCGCTGAACAAGAGTCCAGAGGTCGCGTGCTTCTGTCGTGTCTGCCAGTTCTGCATCGAAAAATAGGCCGCGCTCGTCCTCAGATAGCGTCAGCGTGCCGTTCTTGGTCCTGGCCAAAGGTAGGCCTTCGTGGTTGATCAAGAGCCGCACGTCTGGCGTCTCAGTCAGAGTCTTGCGAAATGCGCCAGGGGCGATCACTTCGTGGAAGGGCAGTGGGACGCTGGACTCGTTGAAGACAGCAGCATATCCAGCCAGGCGCATTGAGCCGTCGGCTTCGCGCGCTTCGATGTCGCGAACCACGTAGGTGCGGCGTTCGATCTCTTTCATTTTGCTCCTTGGTGTGTTGTCGGACTCTGCCTCGAGCGCGTCGATCTTGCGCTGTGCCCAGTCCTGAGCTCTGTTGCCGAAGTTTGAATCCCCACCCCAAAGCAGCCACGCGACCAGCCCTGGCCCTGGATACCCAGAATCTGCAGGGTCTGAGTTCTGTGGTGCGTCTCCGTCGATCTTGTGACGCGCGAACCAGGGAGCCATTCGGCGCACCTTGTCCTCGCTGATATTGCCGTCTGACATCTCGCGCGCTTCTCGTTTGGTGCCGTCTGTAAGGCCGTCACCGCCGAAACCGTCGCGCAAATACTTGAGTCCGAGGCTGGCGTTGTCGCGCATATAAGAAGGCGCCGACAGATCGACAGCTCGCACTTCGTCCAAGCTTCGCTTGTTCGCGTCGCCGCCAGGGTCTAAGCCCTCAGAAAGCGAAACGGCGACCATCTGATCGATCGCGCCTTGCTTGGTGTCGTGGCAGGCGACAGTCGTGAAGCTGCCGTCGGACTCTTTTTTGACGGTGGCCCAAGATGGGCAGTCGCTCTGCGTGTCGCTAATAAAATAAGGCACTATTTGACCTCGTACGTGCTCGCAGGGTCGCCAGGGTCGATCGTTGCGAGTCCTTGTAGCTGAGTCGTTGGGACGCCTGTGTGCTTCATCTCTGGCATACCGACCGCCGCCAGGACTGCAGACGGCTCGAAGCCGACTTGAATCAAGCGAGTGGCGATCTCGGTGCGCAGTTGCAGACCGACGTCTTTGGCGTCTGCGGCGTCGATGTTCTGCAGTGGAACGCGGTACTGGTCGCCCATATCGCCAAGCGGCGCGAGGTCTTCAACAGCGCGCACGTCGTTCAGCGATAAGAAGCCGTTTGTGAGTCCAGAGGTGTAAGCCTGGAAGCGCTCGATCGTGGTGCCGCGCAGCAAGGCGTCGAGGTTGAACTTGACAAAGCCGTCCTTCTCTGGCAAGAGCTGAGAAAGCGCCTGCTCGAGTCGTTCAAGCAGTGGCCGCAGCGAGTGCTGGACGAAAGAAAGGTTCTGGGCTTCAACGCTTGCGAATGACATAGCGCCAGCGACTGGGTGCCCGAGTAGTGAGATCGGAACGCGGAACAAGCGAGCAATGTCTTCGACATTGAAGCGACGGGTGTCCAAGAGCTGCGCGTCTTGTGCATTGATGGCCAGCGGCCTGAAAGAGGCGCCGTTTGTGAGAATGCCGATCTTGCCAGCGCGGTTTGGACCTGCGTGGTTGATGCTCCAGTTGCGAGCCATATCCTCGGCTTGCTCTTTGGTTAGGTCGCCCTGCGCTTCAATGACGCCGCCTGGGTTGGCAGCGTTGCCGAAGTAAGCGGCGGCGTAGGTGTCTGCAGCCATCGCAGCGCCGATCGTGAGTCGAGCAGCACCGATCGGGCTGAGCCCGTAGTGCGAGCCTGGAAGTCTAAAGAGGGGTATGTGCAAGATCTCGTCGCGTGTGAGCTCTCGGCTAAAGTTGCCGTACGCGTCTCGCATCTTGTAAACCAGCGGCGCTCCAGGGTCTGGCCTGGAAATGCGAATGTCGTCTGGGTGTACGACGTAGAGCTCGACGACTTCGTTGTTGCTGTCGCGAACGGTCAAGATGTAAGCGTTTCCGTGCAGGTTCAGCGAGGCGAGCACCTGCTCCAAAAACTCGAGTCTGGTGCTTTCAGGGTTCGGTTGTGAGACCCAGGCTGGCGCTTCGCCGTAGATCGCGGCGTACGAGATTCGGTTTCGACCGCGACGCACGTATGCGCCCATCGGCAAAGACGAGATCGTGTCGCCAAGCAAGCGAACACAAGCGTAAACAGTTGACATACGAATCGCCGAGTCTGGTGTGACATCGATGCCAGAAGGGGTCGCAAAAGCTGGACGTCCTGGGATAAGCGGTTCGACGTACTGGTTTATGGCGCGCTTTTCAGACGCCGAGCGCAGCGACTTAGATATTGACATCAGGCGCCTTTCTCACAGGACCAGACAAGGAATGAGCCGAGTGCAACGAGTGCGACTGGCACTGACAGCATAGCAAGGCCGCAAGTCGCGGCTGCTAGCCCACTGACCTCGATCACCACTGACCAGTTGAGTTTCGTTTTCATTGATCTCCTAAAGCTGCTCGAACGCAAAGAACTGCGTCGCGTTTTTGACTTCTGGCTGGTTGAGCTGCGCGTCCGTCCTGCCGAGGTAGGCCAGCACTGCAGCGATCAGTCCGTCGATCTTGTGCGTTTGCGATGGTTTCGATACCTGCCCGTAGCGAGCTGGTATTGCGTTCAGTACGTGCCGAGTCAGCTCTGGCGAGCCGTCGTGTTTGAGTCTGCCCTCGAGTGTGTCCTCGAGGAAGCGATCTAGACCTTGGCTCATCAGCTTGCGCTGGCTGGCTGGATAGACTGCGACGACTCGATCGACGAAGGACGTGTTCCAAGCGTCGAGGTACGACTGCCAACCCGAAGGGTCTGCCCAGATCGAACGAACGTCGTACTTCTCGAAAGTCTCGCGCACCACCTCATCGACTTCGATGCGTGGCACTTCCCAACCGTAGCCAGCTGGGCCAGGTGGTCGTTCCCAGCAGGCGATCTGAAAGATCTTGCCGTCCTCGACTCTGCAGGCGACTAAAACAGTGGCGTCGTCTTTGCGAGAGCCGTCATATCCAAGCACGACGGTGGTGCCGTCTGCCAGCTGCTCGGGTTCTGCTGCCTTGTTCCAGGCGACTGAGTCCATATATTTGTCGCTGTCGGTAGAAGGCTGATTCAAAAAATAGCGTCTTGCGTCTGACCCTTTGGTCATCGGGTCCTGTATTTCGTGCACGAGTCGATCGATATCGAGCCAGGCGAAGGCTGGGCCGTAAGCGACTGCGAGCGCCTTCTTGAGCTGCTCGGTGTTCTGCAGATCTGGCACTTCTGGCGCTTGGACGTGATCGAACAAGAGGCCAGGATTCTTTGCTCTGCCTTCTTGCATCGCCACCCAGAGCCTGTGCGTCTGTTCTGCGATCGAGTCCTCGCCGACTGCGTACATCGTTGAGGTCTCCAGCATCCAAGGGTCTGCGGCTTTGCGCTTTGCCAGGTTGCGGCGAACGGTTTCGTGCATTCGTCTGAGTTCGGGCGACGAGTACAGGTGCGTCTCGTCTGCAACAGCGAAAGACTCCTTGCCGCCGTCTTTGGAAGCAGAAGCCGCTGTCGATGGAATGATCTCACCGCCACCTCGTAAGATGGTGCGAGTCAAGCCGATGTCAATGCCTGGATAGTCGCTGCCGAAGTTCGATTTGATGTGCTCGAGCATAAAGCGCACGTTGTCGTAGGTGTTTCCAGACTGGCTCTCCTCGGTGGCTAAGCACCGAATGAAAGGGTACTGCACTGGACGGCCGACGGGTGTGCCATCAGCCAGAAAACGATCGAAACGTGCTGGTCCGAGTGCTTCGAAGCAGACTATCATTCCAGCGAGTTCGCTTTTGGCTCTGCCCTTCGAACGCGAGAAGAAGGCGCGTCGCGTGGTGCGTTTGCCGTTTTTGTCGATCTCGTAAGCTCTGAGTATGAAAGTGGCCTGCTCGTCGTCTAAAACGATCGGCTCGCCCTGCACGTCCCCTGGCCCGTGGACCAGGTAAGTCTCTATCCAGTCAATGGCCACCCACCCGAGCGACCTAAAGCTGGACTGCTGTGCTTTCTTGGTCATTGTCCCCCACGACCTTCAATAGGCGAGTACGCCGTTGATCTGTCAAAGCCTTGCTAGTCGTCTTGCTTGCGTCCTGGTCGCTGTCCACCTGAAGGCGCAGACGCAGTCTGTCCTCTGGTGTTGCACCGAACTTTGCTACTCGAATGCGCAGCTCGGCGGCCGTATTCTCGCCGCTCCAATGCGCAGAGTGCAAGACTGCCGTATCAAGCAAAAAATCCCAGTCGGTCTGGGTGAAAGTTGAGGCCATCGGTGAGAGACGCCAGGTCTGCCACCACTTGATCGTCTGCATATGCCAGTCGTAGCCCTTTGGTAGGTCTGAACCGCGCACGACGCCGTCTGCAGTAACGACCTGAGTCGGCACTGGGTCAGCGTTGCGGCGCCTGCGCTCGCTTGCTGGTTTCGGCGCTGGGCCTTTGCCTGCCATATCTGAACTCCTAAAATCCTAAACCCGTACGCGCCGCGTCCCC